ATGGAAAGCTGAAGCAACTATTTGGAAACGAAATTTCATAGTTCCGCGCCATCTTTTAAATGGCAAAGTAGCGAAACAACACGCCGGCATGTGTAACTCATCGGCAGTGCCCGTCAGTTCATTCCATAAGACGGGAGAAACTTCAGTATTCCACAATAGTGTCTCAGCTGAATCGGCCACAGCCCACCCGAATTGTGTTAAAAACGATTCGCGTTGTGCTATGGATAAGATAGTCATTTCATCAGTTGAACCTAAGCCCATTACTCTTGGATCAACTGTTAGTTCTTGCTTAACATCCATAGTCAATTTCTGCGATGTATCTGGTACGTTTGTATTAACCATATTGCCTAATAACGTAGGCTTATATGGAGCTATGTTTGATAATTCTACTGGTCTAGAATATCCAAACATAGTGGCAACCCCTGATACTGCATTCGCAGCCAATTGAGTAGCGCGAGCATACATCTGAATACCAGGTATATGGCTAAGAGCACCCGCTGCTTTGGCTACCACACCTGCAGGTCTAGATATAGGACCGGTGCCATATTCATCATTGGCTTGTGGTTCAAATATTTCGCCTACCTGTGGTGCCAAGGCACCCGGCTCATTGGCCGTAGGAATCGACAATGTTACGTCCTCTGCCCACGCAAATACGGAAACTATTACCTGATCAGTTGCTCCGTTTGCGTGTTTTAAGCTCTGCATACCATGTATAATTATATCTCCCATTTCACGCCAATCTTGATCGGGAATACTTATTGCATTGGTATACCAGAAAAATGGCAATGTTAATGTACCACCCTGATTAGGGGTAGGATCTAAATAAACATGTGGACGTTGACTGGCGGCAACGACGTCCTGTATGAAAAAAGAACGATCTTTCGTAAACTCATCATCATTATGTAAAGGAATGTATGATGCAATCGCTCTCCCATAATGGAACCCGTTACCGTTTAATATGATGCGCACTTTTAACTTACATCTCAATAAGTTAAAATTAGAAATCCTATTCAAGACTCGTGTATTCTCGAAAAAATCCTGCCAAGGATTGAACTTCTCATATATATTGGTGCCTGTACCCCAACTATATGATTGAATCTTGACGGGTCTCGAAAAGAAATTTGCTAAACTGGCATCTTCTGTGTCCGCAACTCTAAATGTTTCATCTGGCATGCTATCCACCGTGTAATCCCATTGTGGTGCTTGGTCGCTAAAATGAACATTCTGATGTTGGGACTCTAAATTTTCCTCATTTATTTTTATATTAAATTTATTATTATTGTTCATATTAGCAAGTCATATTTGGCACAAAGTGGTAGACTCAATCCACAATGTGTGTGTCAATCTTGCGTATGGCGAATACTCCCCTAAATAGGGGTACTTTACGAGGAAAGTGCCTCTCTCTGCAAGCCAATGTTTAATCCCGGTACTAACAAATAGGATAAACACGGTAAACCAATACAGAGAACCTCCTTTTGGTGTAATTGGACATGGTAGGGTATGCCCAGAGGGATGCATTTAACGTCTGCCCAAGACGAAGCTGCCTAACAGTACTTTTCTTTCCATTTTTGCAATCTGTCGTCATACGATTCATGAACGACAGTGCATCCATGAATTATGTCAGCACGTCTAGCAATTTCCGTCATCTGCTCGCGACGTTTTTCATAAACGTCTCGACCATAAGCAAACCATTCGCGCAAACTGCCATCTATGTTTTGCATAGCCTGTTGTTCGCGTGTAATGGCTTTGGATTTCAAAACTGAATGCAAACTCTTAAAAATGGAGTCCTCATCTAATGCTCCCATTATAACACCAGTGTCTGCACTGTATATGTTCGCGCGCTTCAATAAATCAGCTTCTGCATCATTCATATACACTGTAGGCTTCGATTCTTTGTCAGGCATAGTAAATTTCATATCGTGCTCTTCTAAAAACTTAGCCACTGAAATATGGTTAAATTCAGGGAAATCCTTATGAACTGAACTTTTGGCATCATCGCCATATGTTATTAATGAACATACCTCCCGAAATACAGGTGCGTCTATACGCTCTCTTGTAATGTGGAAATATGCACACCTAAATAACAAAGCGTTGACAATGGAATTTATATACACTGTTAAATTCTGTCCCGAAGGATTTGATCCATAGTGTTGAACTAAATCACCATTGTATGCCATCAGTGGATAACAAATGTCCGTGGCAATGCCTTCCATGATAGTCATATCACGGTTTGAATAACCACAATCTTTTGCTATATCCATCAAGATACGAAATGCCACAAACATAACTTGCGCTGGCATGCGCAAGTCGTATTTGCTATAATCTCCGGCTAAAATACGATTATCGCCAAATCGTTTAATATGTTTCGCCAACTGGTCCCATTCTGGGCCTTGAGCATTGATACCCACAGCGCATTCTGAAATTAGAGGCAACATTGAAAG